TACGTTCGCTACCGCTTTAACATCCGCGTTATTCTTTGTGTTGTCTACATGAGATACTTCGATGAGTAAGCTTCATGTATCTATCAGACAAAGGTTTCAGCATAGTGCCTGTTCAGCCAAAAGTCGGCTTCACACCTTGTCGCTGTCGCGTCTTCGGAACATGTTATTTAAATGCGCCCAAGCTTTTATTAAAGATCGGCGAGGTTAGATAATAGTTACACAAGGCACGGTTTTCGCCGAAGTGTCGGAGTGCTCTTCTCCGTAATCTTTAGGCGTCTTATTACGCAGTATATAAGATAAGAGTTGCCCCGACCCCAAAACAGCCTCAAACCCGCGCTGCTCTAAGGTCGAAGCCACTTTTGAACTCCGCAGTATATGGAACGAAATTGCCCTAACTCCGCAGTATATGGAACGTTTTAGTACGGAAGCTCATCGTCAAGCAGTCCGAACGACTCCGCTGCCTTCGCGTTCTGCTCGAACTCGTAGCGTATGCCCTGCGTATACTCATCGTCATCATACTTCTTACGGTACATCACGTCCGGATTCATCTTAATGACGATAGCCCCGTAAGCTTCCGATCGCATCACGAAGCCGAAGCGACTAAGCTCCTTCATCGCACGCGTAACCGTCTGCTCTTCAACGCCGATAGCTCGCGCAAGATCCGCCTGCCTCATGTGATCCAGCGCGTCGTAGTCACGCTCATCCGGATTGTGCACGAGGTAGAGGCGCTCGTAGTGTATGTGCGGAATCATGCAATATAAAAGACCGGCCGCTTGAACCGAAAGGTTCTTAACGTCCGATCTCGTTTTTACTTGGTATACTTTCGTGTAGCGTGCACCTGGCACCGTTTCACCCATCGTATGATAAGCCGGATTAACTCCGTATACCTTCCGCCTGCCGTCTTTCTTCTCCGTAAGAACTCCGCAAGTGGTAAGCGTCTTAACTACGCCTTCTGTCCACCGCTGAGCCTTGCCGACCGCCTTCGCAATCTCCGCGATACCCATACGCTTACTCTCTACGAATAAATCGCCGCTTTTATCGCGCCTCATATACGGAATGAGCTTCATAATCGCGCCTAGCTCGTTTATCTCAAGCATTAACGCTAGCTCACGTACAGGTTCGTGGTACGACGTTACATAATGGCGTGTGTTACGCGTTCTTGCGTCCTCACGTTGCGCATGATCACGCTTGCGCTGGCGTTCTTCGACAGTTTCGTGTACGTAGCCGTCTACCGGATAGCTCTCGCGGTATTGGCCGAGCGCTTCGTCGTAATAAACGTGGATGTCTGCGTTATTCATGCGGAAACACCTCCCGCGATCGTGAGTTTACCCCTTGTACGCCAGCGTTCCTCAGTAAGGTTATGTATCTTCCGCTCAACCTCCCGAAGCTGTGAGGCGTTAGCAGCCTCCTCGAAACGGATCACGCGCTCATCCCCGAACTCATCTTCAGCGAAGTCTTCCGATCTTGCAATCGCTAATAACAATCCAGCGCGGTCTTCTCTAAGGTAGTGTAGTCTCTCGTCTATTAGTTCCAGGGCATCCGAAAGTTCTCCAATGTGTCCCGCGAAGAACATCTTATCCCTGTTGTACTTCGGCATTAGCTCATTTATCAGATACGTCTCATAAATATCGACCTCAAATTGACTACCTGACTGATATAAGGTTATAGAGTGTATTTGTTTATAGAAACGGATGGAGTCCTGATGGCCCTTGATGTGGCTACTGACCCGTGTCCAAAGGTTTGTTGACTTTCCCACATACAGACACGCGCCCTCAATATCCCGAAGTACATACACTCCGGAAACTCCGGATAGCCATAACCGGTGCCTCTCAAACTCTTCCTTAGTGTGCGAAACACTTTCTGGTAGTGTAACTGTGATTCCCATATCATCGCTCTCCTTTGCGTATTTTCCGACTAAAAATAATAATGGGGAGGCGAGTGTCGGAGTATCTCGCTTTCGGCCCGTCAGCCTATCCCCGTAAAAAAAATTCCTTACATATGTATAGCCGTGAAATCACGCTTTTTACAGGTATCGGCAGCTTCTTTCCGCAAATAAAAACGCCACCTCCTTGAAAGGAACTGGCGCTAATTTGTCGAAATAGTACGGAATCTCACACGAAAGGACTGCGCTAATGAGTCGATTTATGAAGCCGCTAACCTCTAACGTTCACCTTTACACCGCGCAGCTTGAACGCTCGCCTATCGTAGTCTTTATCGCGGAAGAACTCGTAGGCAGCGGAGTAATCGAAGATATTACGCTGGCCTCCGTAAAGGTACGCGGCGAGTATTATTTGCGCGAGATCTGCACGTTCAAATACGCAAGCTAGGCGAATTACTATTGATAACGTGCGCCCTATCGCATATAATACGTACATACGTTCTTATTTACGGAGGTCTCACGCTATGTCAGAAGATAACGCACTATTACGCGATTACGTACTATACCCGCAGCTTACGGCCACCGTACAGCGCGGCCTTGACGAACTTGAACACGCGCACAACGTTCTCAATCGTGCGTATGCCGCATCCGGCACGTATATTAAACAGAAGATTACGGCCGACCTGCGCGAGAACCGCCTGGCGCTAAATCGCGCGGGCCTGCGGATATTAAGAAGCGCGGAGCTTAACGGGTTGATCCACGTTGAATTTACGCGGAAAGGGCATTCGCAGCCGGAGACATATGCGGTTGCCCGCGAGGTTCTGCGCGATGATATGCGCACGAGAATGGCGCAGTATATAGCGGAATTTGGTGCGGTAGTAGCGCAAGACTGGAAAGATAGCGCGGAGCCAGCGTCTATACGATAAACTCCGTAAATACCGGACTCCGCAGCATGCCCGCGCGAGTCCAATTTCGTATTTTCACGCGCGCTCTAATCCGCGGCTCCACGTACACGAAGTCGCTATCCTCGCCGGTAATCAGCGCCTTACTCACGCCATAGAACGCCTTTTTATGCGTAGGTGATACGCCAAACTCGATAACGCCAGCCGCACGCATTTTACCGCTATCCGTAGGCACAGACGCGAGCCATCCGAACTCCGCCTTTTTGTATCCGCTCAAATAAACGTCGGCATACGTCCAGTTAATGATCTTTTGCCACTGAGCGGATCGCCGTCCGGTTTCATACACGCTATTCTTCCGCTTGGCAACGACGCCCTCCATAGCTCGCGCCTGCATTTGCGCAAATAACGCTTCGCCGGCGCCCTCAATATACGGAGTCACACCGAAATGTTCGTTAGGAAGCGCCAAGCCTGCGAGTATTCCCTTACGCTCCATTAGCGGACGATTACGCAAGTCCTCGCCCTTATAGCGCAGAATATCGAACACAACGTAAGTAACCGGAAGAGTCTGCGTTAGCTGCCGTATCTTATCGGAGCGCCGCGCTTGAAAACGCGACATGACGGATTCAAAGTTGATTGCGCCGGTTGCCGGATCAATACAGGCAACTTCGCCGTCCAGTACGATATCATGCGGAAAAACTGCGTTAGCTATTTCGGGATACTGGAGCGTGCATTCGTTGTTATGACGCGTGTATAAGCGGACAACTCCGCCTTCTTGCGAATATATTAAGCGGTGACCGTCGATTTTCGGCTCGTAGATATAGCGCGAGTCAGAGAACGGGGCCGCCGCTGTTTCTAGTAACATCGGAGAAATAAACATATTACCACCTCTACGCTAATTATAGCGCGTGGTTAGAGGTGACTGGTGCGGTAAGTTATGGAATGCGAAAAGACCAGAAAGCATCTGGCCTCACTGCGTCCTATTTACGTACGCGAGTTAGACGTAACGATAATCTCGCGGTACGCGCGGTCTAGCTCACGTACTATCGCCAGCACCTCCGTGTCTGTATGCCACGACTCACGCAACTTCGCGCTAACTATTCGGGCATGAACCGCGCTAACCATATCCGATCCATATTTAGCGTCCAGCTCACGCAAATGTGCGAGGTGATTTTCGTAGTATTCCATATTAGCGCAACTCCTTCCGAACTTTCCTCGCAGACTCGCGGTTACACAGTTTGAACACGTGATTCCTATACGATAACAAACGATAACGCCGCCAGCCCCAGCGGTCATATTCCGGATCGAGGCGAAGGCGTTCTCCATATCTATCGAGCTTGCGGATATAGTAAACGAGGCGGTCGTCGGCGGTTTTCATAGCGGGGTTCCTCCGTTATCGATACGTTTAGCGTACCACTTATAACGTAAATATACACCGTTACGTTTAACGTGTCAATACGTCAGTGTTACTTTTACCGTACCGAAAGTTGCGCTATACTAAACGCAGGAGGTGCCACCTATGTATACAGTCCGCATTAAACTCGCCGCCATCCTCGAAGAACGCGGCATCAGCCAACGTGAATTCGCGCGCATGACCGGAATCCGCCACCCGTCTATCGGAGAGATGTGCGCTAACAAAACGGTGCGGCTACCGTTAGAAAACCTCGCTAAAATGTGCGAAGTGTTGGACGTTGAGATAACGGATATACTCGAATTAGAAAAAGAGCCGCGCGATTAAGCTGCGGCCTTTTCTTCGTATACTGGCGCTGCATAATAATCGTCGACTATCCGATCCTGCCACGTAAAGTCGAACGTACTAACCTCCGCGCCACCCCACGTTATTTCCGTACCGGCTCCGAGCGTCAACTCATTCCAGCGGTAAGGTCCGGTGGCCTGCGCTTTCGTACCGTGTCCATACGTTCGGCTCGCGTCTCTATACCCGTCGCAAGAACCGTTTGCGTGCGAGAACATAAACGCGCTGACGTCCTTAATGCTATGCCACGAAGGAATATGAGGATACAGGTTCGAGCGCGTAAGGTAATCGTCTGTAAAGTCCGCCAGCAACTCATCGAGCTGCGTTAGCCCATCGCCCCATTTATCCGTAGAGCGGCCGTCCTTATCGTAGCCAATATCCGTTATCTTCGCGAAGTATGCCGGCGGCTGTCCCGCGAGAAACTTAGCGCCAAACTCCGTGATGTCTTCGTAACCTCCGCGTTTAAAGTTCGATCCCCAACGCGTTTCTACGGAAGGAATTAGCGGAGTGCCAGGCGGCGCTTTACGTACGATAAGTATCTGCGTCTCAATCGTCGTACCTGTCAGTGCAAATGTCTCGCCTGGAAGTCCGATCGTCGCAACGTGCCAACACGTACGGTACAGAAGCTTCCGTACTGTCTCCGCATAGTTGGCGAACGATAAACCCAGCGGCAATACAAACGCAATGTAACCGCCGGGCTTGGCCGCTTTAATCGCGAGCTCGATAAACGCTGATTCAGACTTACCTTTCGCGCGCCCCTTCGCCACTTTCAACGTTTCAAACGTGTCATGCAATTCCGCTGCAGCTACATCGATACTCACCCCATACGGAGGATTACCGATAATGTAATCGTAGTAATCGCGTCGGCTATGAAGAAACGCGTCGCCCTGGATTACGCTGACCTGCGGATAGATAAGCGAAGTTACCCGCGCAGAAGTCTCGTCGAGTTCAAGCGCTGTTATCTCCGCGTCAGAGGGTAAGTGTTCAATAAACACACCGGAACCTGCACTCGGCTCAAGAAAACGGGAGCCTTGCGGAAATGAACCTCCGCTCAAGCCCCGCAATGCTTCCGTAATAAACCGCGCTACGTGAGGCGGCGTATAGAAAGCGCCACCTGCGTATGCGTTCGGTAAAAGTCCGCCAGTTGACGTATAATTATCGCGTAGAAACTGTACGTCTTCTGGCGTAATGTCTTCGTCACGTTTCGCAACAATTGCCATCGAGCGTACATTTCCGTCCCATCGCGCACGGTCCGCTTTCCCCATTACGCCGCCTCCCTTGCATATTCATCCGCGCTCTCTACCGTCACGTCGTTAACCGCGCTCATATCCGCCAACCACCGCGCACCTATTCCGGCTTTCTGCGTAAATGGCTCCGTAAGCTCACCGCAAGTATCGCGCAGATTATATGCTACTACTCGCCCCGGCGCTGTATCCCGCTTATATCGCGCAGCCCTCGCCGCATTCCGTATTTTCGCGCCAGCATCGACCATTCTCCGTTCATACGGCGTACGCGCCCGTTTCGTCGGCGTCCGGTGATCGCGCCCATCAACTCCGTGTGCTTCCGCCGCCGTATCGGACGTCTCACGGTCGCGCCGGAGATCGAGCTGCCGTTCGGACATAAACGGATATTCCGTATGTGCGATCTTATGCGGATTCGGGTCCGTGATCTCTTCGTAGAGCACGGCGTCGGTCAAGCGGTCCATTAGCGTAGAATCCGCTTTAACTGGCGACGGGCGTTGGCGCGCTTTATTTCGTGAGCCGTCCGCCTGTTCCGCGTACCATTCATCGAGCTTCCGTTGGTTATATTCGCCGTGCTCGCGGTAATAAGCGTCCTGGATCGCGGCTACAAGTAACATGCGCGTTTCTCGATCGCGGACATCGTAAGTAGCGCCGTTATATGTGAACGTAATGGCGCGTGGCTCCTCCGCCTTAAAGTGCGTACGGAGCGCGGATTCTAGTGCCTCAATTGCGGCTGTCGTGCGTTCAATATACGTTTGTCCCATCGTCTAAGCCGCCTCCATTTCGTTATCGTCTTCGTCCGTCAATACGTAGGCAACCGTAATTTCTCCGTATTCCCACTTGCGATAAACCGCCGCGATCTTGCCCGCCGCCTCGTCTACGGATTGCTTAACGGTCTGCTGCGCTATGCCCATCGCTTTCGCCGCCTCTGATTGCGTCAGGTCAACGCCATAAACCCACGCGATGGATTCCGCCTGGCGCTCCGTAAGGCCGGCGCTGTTGATGGCGGAGTTTAAGTCGATAAGCGTATCTGCAGCGTTATAATCGCCGAGAAAACGTGCGCTGCTTACGTGGTGGCGATCGCGGAGGAGCTTTTTGACGCCGGCTGCGTCCGAGAGCGTATATTTAACTTCGTATGTGCGTGCGCCTTTTTCTACGTCGATTTTTACCGAGCCCATTACGCCGCCTCCTTAACGTTTGAAACTTCCGGACGCCATACGACGACTACCGAAGGAAATGGCGCGGAGTTTTTAGCATCTCCGAATTTTAAGCGCCCACGAACGAAGCGTGTCTCCGCTTTTCCATAAACGTAATCGTGAAACCACTTCGTATCTGTGCGTGCGGGGAGTAAACCGACAATTGTTGCGCCTGCTTGCGCTGATTCGTAGGCTTTGCGCACCCACTCGCCTATCGTCCGGCCATAAGGCGGGTTCATCCAGCAGACGCCCCGCCATTCTTGTGCAAGCCCGTCCATTTCCGGAGTGAAGTAATTAGCGCACTTAGCATTATCAGCGAGCGCGCACACGTCCGTTTCGAAGAAAAACTCCGCGTTTAGTACGTTAAAAAAATCGATAGGAGTTGCATGAAGGTCTGTTTTTGACGAGAACATAACGTCAGCATTAAACATATAACCCGCCCCTTTATCCGTATTCGAGCGTCAGCCCTACGTTATATGAACGATTCCGCACGTAGTAGCCTCCGCTATTGTGAAATATTCTAACGCTGAAACTTGAGAATATCACTCCGCAATCGTCCGCATTATACCGAGTTCAGCCGCCACATACCCATTCTCACAATCGCCTTCGTGCGTGACGTCTCCGTTCGAATACCACGTAATCTCATCTCCTACGTAAATATCACCGCCGCAGTACATGCATAGTGCGGAGACACGCGGCTCAATCGGCGGTGAAAAGCGTTCGTCTATCATCCGCACTCACCTCCGTATTCTCCCGCTTCGCCAGCGGAGTCCGATCGTCGTAAGGCTCCGCTTTAATCGCGTCAATCCGGCCACTCATATAGCCGGCTTCGTAACCTGCGCGGTAATCATCCGTTGACATTACGCCGCCTCCCGAGAGGAGCGTAGCGACTCAATAATCTCGTCAATCTGCGCATACAACTCCGCCAGCCCCTCGTCATTCATTACGGTAAAATCCGATGTATATCTGTCGAGCGCCGTTTCCGTTCCGTGCATGAGATCCGCGTAATTGAACGTATCCCCCGAGTTGACGGCGCGCTGGATGCGGAGGCCGTCCGGTGCTTCTACGCGGATGAGGACGTAGGAACGTGCGGCGAGCGCTTCGGCTTCGTTTAACTGCCTGCAATCCGTGACGACTGCGTGGGATGCTCGCCGAGGTATATGCGGTGCATATCGGAGGAGTGACGCGTTGTAAGCCGCGGCATCTTCGGTCATATACGCAATCGCGTCGAAACATTTACGTATCCATATTCCATCATCTATCGCGCGGCACGCTTGTCCAAACGCTTGATATAGCGCACGCGGCTTCGTTCCCGGTGAAGGCTCTCCGAACAATTCGTGAGCATAACGCTTAAGCTCGTCGCCGAACGCAAATTGCGTATATCCGTATTTTGACGCGAGGTAATCGCCAACTAACGACTTCCCTGCGCGAAGTTTGCCCGTAAGTGCGATGTTAGGCAACATCAGAATAATCAACCCCTTTCGATTTTAGAAATCCGAGCTTTACATCCAGGTTAGTTAAGTCCTCACTGAAAAGCTCAATCAGCAAGTAGCCGCGACGTAAGCACAGACTTCTTTTTAACTTCATCCTGTCCGCGTACTCAGGTAGCTTCGGAAGACCAAAGAACTCAATGTAGTAGGGACCGACCTTAAAGTCAGCGATTAACTTCCCAAAGTACGGAACGTGAGCCTGGTAATGGACCCCGTTATCGTACAGCCAATCCGCGACTATAGATTCGGAGATGCTGTCGTATAACAACCCGTCTTTCCCGTATGTTTTATTTCCATAGATATTCTCGTTTAGGGGAAGCCCTGCTTTAGTTAAAGCGTTATTCCAGCCCCCGAAGCGCACTTGAAACGTTGCCCACCCGTAAGCGAGTTGGTCCCGAGTAGAAGGGCTCCTGCCTGTTTCTATCCTGAACCTACGCAACTCAGAGAGCAGCTCTTCATCGCTAACTGGACACCAAGTAGGCTTTAGTCCGCCGGCTTTAAGGGCGTTTGTCCACGTCCCGAAACGCTTGTTATAAGTACCTTTGCCACACACGCCGGCTCTACCTGTGAGATCGGAGGCGATCGGCGTCCTACCCAGTTCCTCCGCGAGGGCAACAATGTCGGCTAGCATTTCCTCATCCGATTTAGTAGGGGTACTCCTCTTGTTAGTAGGGATACCTAGATAAAGTAGATACTCGTTATAGGACTTTCCTGTCCTCACTTTGATAGTTTTAATGGACGGCAGTCCGAGCCTCCTAATATCCGAGGAGGACGGTGCCTTGCCGTGAACAAGGAAATGATCGATAAACAGCCCCTCTAAGTCCTCGTCGGATATCCTAAAACCTCCTATGCAGTTACCCAACGCGAACCGCCGCCCAGCATTCGTCTAATATTCTTTCAACGTCAGCCTTCGCACGCTCAACGATTTCGTCGCGGAGCTGTTGAGGCGACTTACGCTCACCGAATAACTTGCGCGCAGTCTCTTCCGGAGTATTTATCGCGTCGACAACGCCTTGAGCTACGGATTTCGCGAACGACGGCAGCGCATTATCAACGGGACCAGACGCGACTTTTACGTAAGAAGGGACGATAGTCGGCGCGCTGTCCGTTTCTATCGCGAGGACGCGCTTTTCTAGCGCTTTGATATCATCGCATACGCCTTCTTCGATGAGAACGATATCCTCGCGTGCTACACGCAGGTCGACCTCCAATTGCGCAATCTTACGTGTGAGCACCGTAATGTTCTCCGCGTATTGGTCGGCGAGGGGTAGCGCGGATAATGGCGTTGGAGTCGGCGCTAGTTCCGCGGAGGTTAGCGGTTCGAGTACGCGGTAATACGCTTCAAGAACGTTACCGCGTCCGTCCAGCCCGACCGCAGGAATCCCGTAATCCGTACGCTCAACTACGAACGTTTGACCTGCGCGGAAGTATGCGCGGTCTTCCGTAACAATCACGCGCTCGCCCACCGCAGCCTTACGGTCGACCATGCGGAAGCGCTCCGAATTGAATACGAGGATTTCCGTAGGTTCGAGGACCGTATACTCCCGTAAGTATGCGCACTCTCTATCGCCAGCGTTATCCGTGAAGAATACGTCGCCCTCTCCGTCAACAGACAACGCGGTAAAAACGTCTCCATTTCCGTAGTCCGTATTATATTCGGCAGCCACGATCTTAACCCGCTCACCTACGCACGCCTTCCGCTTAACCTCGCGATATTCACGTGAGACACCGTCGAGTGATTCGTCGGGGAGTAGCGTAATGGCGGCGCTGTCGGCGTCCGTTTCTAGCGTGAACCAATCACGGTAACTTTCGCCCTCACCGTCGATTTCGATAGGCCAGGCGCTTCGATCATTAGCGTCATCAATAATTACGTAGCATTCGTAGCCAAGAAATTCCGCCGTGTCAACGATCTCATAACGCTTGCCTTCCGTGATATCGCGTTTTGTTGCCGCCGTGTGACACCGCAAATACTTCGTTGTTTTCGTCATTAATAATCGTCTCCCTTATCGTTTAATTTAACGTTCATCCACCGTTCATCTCACCGCTGGCGTGATGATTAGCGCGGCGGCTTATTGCGTACGGAAAGGCGTTTGCCCGTTACGTCTCTCCGTAATTCTCGTCGATAAATCCCGCGATCAAATCGAATTGCATATGTGTTAACATTACGGCGCGCTCCGTTAAATCTACGCCTTGCCATCCGGTTAATACCGCCGGCTCGTCCGGTCCTGTTGCCGCAAACATGACGCCAGTTATGCGGCCGGCTCGCGCTAGTTTGGCGAGCGATTCGAGTGCGTCGGCGACTGCGTTAGGAAACGGAATAATTTCCGCCATATTACGCCTCCCTTACGATTAACACGGTCTGTCCAGTATCCGCGAGACTTGCGACATACTCGCCGGAATAAACTGCGCCGCGGTGTGCGTTGAACTCGTAGCGCGACTTATAACAAACGTAGCCAGAATCTTCGTGCGGTATGAAAACATACGCGGCTGATTCGATCATTTCTCGTTTTGACATATTAACGCCTCCTTATCGTAGTGATAGTGTAAATACCGCGTACCAAAACGCCGTGCAACCGGTGATTATCGCGAGCCATAGCGCGATGAATACGTATCGTAGGCGCTTCATTTACGCGACCCCCTCTTAAGGGATACGCCAATTCCCCCGAAGACTAACGCTGGCAACCAGAATAGCGTGATAAATACGAGGATTACAATTCGTACACTAATGTCATGCAACCGTTCATCCTCGACCTCTCCGTAAATAGCGAAAGCCAGCGCGATTAGTAATCCGACCGTAAGATATATGTTAAGTACGATCATTCTGCGTTCACCCCCGTATGTCCGAACGCCCCACTACCGCGCTCAGTCTCCGATAATTCCGCGACGACTACGAAGTTAGCGCGTGAGACTGGCGCGATTACAGCTTGCGCGATCCTTTCGCCTTTGCGGATGATGTACGTACCTTGCGGAAAGTACCCGAGCACGTAGCTACCGTCCAACGTCCCCGCTGATCCCGACTGCGCCACTTCAACAGCGGTAACCGCGTTAGTTTCGTAATCACGCTCCGTGTCGTACTCAACCTGCGCGATATTATCAACGATTACTCCAATCTCGCCGCGGAAGCCTGCGTCAATAGTTCCGAGATTTACGCGTAATTTCGTCCACAACGTGACACCCGAACGCGGCCGTACTTGGACTTCGTAGCCTTCCGGAAGTTCCAGCGCGATTCCCGTCCGGACGAGAACGGTAGCGCCCGGCTCAACTACGTAATCTTCTTGCGCCACTAAATCGAAGCCCGAATCTCCAGGACGCGCATATTGCGGAACGGATGCGCACGGCATTAGCGTGATCTTTACGTTAATTACGTCGCTCATTCGCGTCCTCCTTAACGATAATCTGCGCAGGTCCGTCGATGAACGCTACCGGTCCGATACCGTCCGTAATTGTCATACGCTGTCCAGTGCTTACCGTTATTTCATGCGTTGTTTTCATCCGTTCACCCCTTCGTAATTTATCAAGTATTTCCGTACGTTTAGCGCGGCGCTCCGCTATGATTTCGGATTGCGTGCGGTCGATTATGCGATGCGCTGTCATTCGAGGTCTTGCGCTTTAAGCGCGGTACATACGAAATCTACCGCTACGTACAAAAGCAACGCGCCGACTATGAGCTTACTAGGCTGATACGTGCCGACTACGTAGCCGACGAAGGCCAGCGACCAATACACGGCGATTACTGCGGTTAATATTTTCATTGCGCTACCTCCCGTTCTTCAATTACGTAAATCGCGCCGCGCTGTTCGATGATATCGTATTTACGCGCATCGATAACGCCGCCCGGACGGAGTGTGACTTCGTGGCGTACTGGCGTAACTTTTTCCGTGTCATGGCGGATACCACTCGTGAATCCAACGATAATTAACGGAGCGATTAGGACGATACCACACAACACGGGTGCTCCGCTGGCATCGTCAAGAGCTGCGCGAAGGGCTGCAACACCAATCAACGCGAGAACAATAAGCGCCCAGCCCCACCACGCTACCGACCGGACGATCCCGCCACCATACGTATTCAGCACGTCCATTAGGCGGCAACTCCTTTCGCGGAGACAGCGCTATAGTCAACATAGGTGTCGTCGAGGATTACTCCGCGCTTACCGATAATCGAACCAGTATGTGCGGTCTCACCGTGAATTACCGCTAAGTTTGACGGAACGAGTTTCCGCGTTTTCCTTTCGTATCTAACGATCATATTCGCGTATCTACCATCCGGTTGCGGCGCGTCCGTATATTCGGTCGGTACCGCTAACCCAAGCGCCTTACGTAGCGCGATCGCTTTGCCGAGATCCGCGTGGAATACGTCAGCTGGCGAACATTTTGCGGTTCCCTTGCGGTCGATACGTGTGCTGCCAATTACGGAAATCAACGCTACTACCGTTCGTTTTTCGCGATTAACGACGAATTTACACTCGTCCGTCACGGCGTATCCGTCCTTTTGCGAAAAGTAAGCGCTAGGCGAATAACCCTCGCCGAGCGGATAGTTCCGCGCCAGCAACTCCGCAACGTCGGCGGTCGCCTTCGCGATAACCTCCGCGCGGGTAAACTTTATCGGCGCTACTCTAAACGGAGGCTCAACGCTTAACTGCGGCTCCTTCGGGCTGTAAAGCCCCTCAACTTGCGGCAGGATCGCGCGAATCTCAGTGGTATTGTCCGCGACAAACTGGAGGAAGGCTGCGTAGAGGGGATCCGCAGAGAGCGGTGACGGTGCGCTAGGCTGCGCGATTGGTTCAAGGACTACGAACTCCGACAAGCAGATGAGACGATCTTTTCCGTCGATGCTCACGTAAACGTCGTCGTCTCTGTCTACGTGATTCACCGTGAATTCATCCCCGTTGTCGTAGCGTCCCATCGTGTAACTCGCCGCTACGATCTTAATCCGTTCCCCCACCGCTGCCTTACGTTTAACTTCGCGATATTGTTGCGTTGCCATTAATAAACCGCCTCCTCGTTTATATTGCGCGTCATCTGCGTCTTACATAGATAAAGCCGACGTGCTCGGAAGTCCCGCACACTTTTACGGAAACTTTTTTTCGTCGTCCGCGCCTTACATAACGTATGGTGCCGCCGCTCCACACTTCGCACACTTTTAATGAAAAAAAACGGAGAGTCGGCGAAATTAATCGCTAACACTCCGTTTAAGGCGGCGCTGAGCCTCCGCTAGTTTCCGTTCATACTTCGCCGCCAGTCCGCTAAACACTTCGACCGCACGTTCGAGTTCCGCGATCTCAGCGAGCTGGGCGCGTTCGAGTTGCGTGGTTAGGCGGTCAGGTTCGCGCGTCATGTTTGCGCGGTCCATGCTGTAACCATGACGGAGAATAATACGCGTCCGCAAGGTTCCGTCGACTGTGCGTAATGTATCTCTACGTCATATCCCAGATCGGCCCAGTGCCTTATCGATGTGTTGGCTTTTTCTGCAAACTCTGGTGTATAATCCGAAACGTGTGAATAACCTACGTATTCCCTCATGCCGCAACCCCTCCGATTTCATCGATTAGATTTTCGCGTAATAAGTACGCCAGGCAAACCGCTAACGCATCGCTGTCATCGTATCCCGTCCGGAATTTATACGCGGGATCTAACCGCAAATATCTCCGCACGCCCTCCGCGACTTCCGATTTCTCCGCTTTCCCGTTGCCGGTTACGTATTTCTTAACCGACGTTGGGGCAAGCGCGGGCTTCAAGTCCTCCGCGTAATATCCGTACGCCGCGAGCGCTCTGTCTGCCGCTGCCCATGCGCTGAATATCGTTTGAGTCGCGCGTTTATTCCGTCCGGACGTAAAGTCTTCGCGAACTACGATATCGAACGGACGATGCTCCCGAACGAAGTGACCGACAAACGTTTCGACCGTGTAGTTGCGTACGGCGTCCGTATCGGCCGTCGAAGTCGCTACGGAGTCACATGCGATAAGGTACGGGGTTCTATTACGGACTTCTACCACAGCGATTCCGGGACTTAGCGATAAGTCGAGTCCGAGAACACGGAAGTTAGGAAGCGCGGGTTTCTTCGTCTGTTTCGTGATCGCTTCCGCCTCCTTCCGATATAAATCCGAGTATGAACGACCAAACGATGAGAAGCGCAGATATAACGCTGACGTACAATAGTCCGCACGTTAATAGCGAGAACCACACCAGGCCGCCGACCATTAGCGCGCCAATAAGTAACACGTAGAGGATTCCGTTAATAATACGTTTAGTCATTACGCCGCCTCCTTTCCGAATGTGTAAACGGTATTACTCGTAACAACGGAAACTACTCCGTCGCTATCCGCGATCGAACGTACGAATGACGTCCGCAGGATCTTGTTTCCGTCATCGCGGTAACATACGAGCATAGGCGCGCCGACCTCGCAGCGTAAGATTTCTACGCGCTGACCTTTGCGTCGGGCTCCGCGTTCATGCGTTGTTCCGTCGAGATTGTGTATAGATTCAATAACGTATGATTGCGGTGTCTGCAAATTAGGCGGCCCCCTCTACGGTTGCTTCGTAACGTATCCGTTGAATATCCGCTAGCGCTTCGATAGGGCCTCGCTTTTTATAATCCGGAAGTGACGAACGCGATAGCGCGCTTACCTGGCGTTCGAGATCCGAGAGTTCGGCGTCCGTTAGAGATAGCGCGATTACACGTTTGAAATCGTTGAACGTCCATTGATCGAGGTTAGTCTGCGGGGGATTGCCCGTTTCCGCCGCGTCCATAATCTGCGCAAAGTGATCGAGTATGTCTCCGCGCATTTCATCCGTAATGTGAAGGCCAAACACCGCGATATCCGGACTCTTGGCGAAGTCCTCCGGCGTCATTCCCCACGCTTTTTTCGACGCGTTCACGTAGAGGATTACGTAATAATTGATAGGCGCCTCTGCCGTTCCGTACATTTTCGAATAACATACACACTGTTTAACGTGGTCTTCTTTCGGACCATTCCGCGTTGAATATTCGGAGGTCGCGGAGAACGTTCCCTGCTTCGATTTAATTTCGAGGCCGACACGCAGCACTTCGCCGTCTGCAGACTCATAGCGCATAATACCATCGCAAGTCCCGTAGAGCGCGAATTTCTTACCGGTATGCTCGATGATTGCGCCCACCTTCGCGAAGTCTTCGAATACCGGCTCGCCATACGTATTCCGCTCGAATGTGAACGGCGGTTTAACTCTGGCATAAGCCGCGTAATGTTTCTCCGCGAACAGGATATCACGCTGGATGACGTCGCCGATCGCGGTTCCTATGCGGACCCATCGTCCTTGATGCGGAGGGCGATCCGTTGATTCACGTTTGGCGCCGCGAATCTTTTCGTAGAGACCGCGCGGATCAGAACCCGCTGACGACGGAGAGAAGTACGGAACATTACGCGGCGGCCATACCTTGCGCGATTTATCCGTTAGGACGTCGCTATACCACTTGTGAATCTGCGCATCGAGTGCGTCGTCGTATACTTCCGGTGCGGAGTGCCACCGATTAAGGTAGTCCGTAAAGTCTTGCGCGATTTGATTAGCGATTGATTGCGTAATATTAAGCCGCCTCCTTCGTAATTATCTTCCATCCGTACGCGGATCCCTTTTTAGTCTCCTCAAGCGTCAGGCTTCCGAAATCCGTACCGTTCAAATGCATAAACACATCAGACATATAGATCGGATATCGGTTACCGTCCGTATCTTCTAAGATAAGACCAGCACTCGATCGTGATGAAAACCAGTCGACTACTGTAAAATTTCCAGACGCTTGGCATCGGTCTCGTTTAACCATCTGACATAAGCAACGACAATCGTAGCAATATCCGTTTACAATCTCTGTGCCACACTGCGGGCAAACGGGAACCTTAATCTTTCGATATGCCATTACGCAGCCCTCCCCGGAATGTATTTTGTAACGGTGACTTCGCGCGGAACTACTTCCCATATTTCGAACGCAAAGTCTCCGCCTTCCTGCATTTCCGTAGCCGGACACTCGCGGTCGATTTTAAAGTGCGCAACCTTCCCGTCAGTCTGCGTAATCTTGTACGTAGTAATTTCTCGCGTAGTCCAACGGCCTCCCTCGCCTTGCCGCGATTCTACTTCGTCTATCTCGTAGCCTTCCGGCTTGTAGGCGTCGAGAATATCGTCAATCTCGCGCCAGTCATCATCCCCGACCATTCTATAGTAGCTGGAAGCCTTCGCCTCTAACTCGCGCAGCTTATCAATAACGTTTTCCATAACGTATAACCTCCTCGTTTATTATCCGCTCGACCATATCGCCGAGCCGTGCGTAATCCACGCGATAGTCTGCGCAAAATGTTTCCGCCGCCTCATCCGGATACTCCGGGTAATCTCCGTTATCAATCGCGCAGCTTACGTATTGGTGGACGGCTGCGCGGAGGTCGGCGTAGTCGTCTTCGGTGAGTAACGGCGCCCTCATGACGCGATCCGATACGGAAGCACAATTACGTCAATAGAGTTATCCTCATCGCGGAGTACGATCGGCTGCAGATTACCGCTCAGTCCGATAGTTACGCGCCGAGAGCCCGCGTCCTTGAACACGTTCAGCGCGTTAAGTAGATACTCCGCGTTAAATGCTACCGCCATGTCCGGTCCGCTTAAATCTGCGTTGATTCCGGCGCTAAATGTCAGCGCAGGCGTATCGCTCGTAACGGATAGGGTTGCTGATTCGTCCGCGTATTGAAGTAGCGCGATGTTACGCTTGTCGCCGGTCGCCAGTTTAGCGGTCTCTAACGCCACCTTTACGCAGGCAATCGCGTCCTTTAAATCCGCCCGCGTAACCGTTTCGATAAGCGTAATCTGTGACGTAAAGTCCTGCGGAATTAAGCGCGATGTGTCCGGATACTGACCGTCAACGGGCGCGCCGGTCTTAGCGTGAGACGTAAATGCCTCCGCAAAGTTATGCGCGCCGCCTATCCTTAGTAACGTGTGGCGATCCGTTGCGACTACGGATCCATCATCGAGGTAACGTACGCCCTCTAGTACGGGAGTGCCTCCACCCGGCTTAACCGTAAACTTCTTCGCGTGCTTCGTGATAAGTTCGAGTTTCTTCGCTTGTGATATCGCCATAATTACGCAGCCTCCTTATTTTTGAACCATTCGTCTGGCGTTACGCCTTTACCCCAGCGCAGCATAATCGCGATATCCGTTCCGTTGGCTACGTTGCCCCACGAATACGACTGCGTCATAATGCGCTCAATAACGGCGATGTCCTCCCGCGTAAATTCCTCCGGAATCTCGAACACCAATTCGTCATGAATCGTTCCCCACAGCGCCCAGCCTTCGCGTTCCTCACACGCTTCGTGCGCTTTAATCATCGTTACTTTCGTTTGAACGGCGGAACTCCCCTGAACGCGAGCATTCGTACCCTGGCGCATAGCCCGGTTAATCTTTCCGTTGTGCTTGCGCCACTCTTCGTACTTCGGATCATTCCACTTACCATACGGAATCTCCTTACGCCTAAGTGTTCCGTCGGGCAAGCGCCGTTTACGTTGCTGCTTATCCGCCCATACGAAACCGTACTTGGCGACGTGCTCCTCGTTAGCCTTGAGCCAGGCGGATAATTTCGGCATCCCACCGAACAGCTCTTCTTTGAACGCGGTCGCTTCCGGTTTCTTTAGCTTGAGCATCTCCGCGAGTGAAAAGTCGCTCATCCCGTACAATGTCGCCAGCCATACGACCTTCATCGCTTTGCGTTCCGGCGTATCTTCCCCGTTCGGCAGCTTATTAACTTCGTGGTACGGGCGCTTGTAATACATGCTCGCCATGTTAGCGTATGGATCGATTCCCTTCTCGAACGCTTCGATTAGGACGGGCTCGCCGGACATGTACGCGGTACAGCGTATCTCCTGCGCCTTAAAGTCCGCGGATACTAAGACTTTCCCCGCAGGTGCTACGAACATCTTACGCGCGTCTTCCGGCTGATTTTGAACGTTGAACTGGTTTGAATCCGCAGCATCTTCGTCCTTGCCGGAACTGAATCGGCCAGTGACGGTTCCCATCGGATTGAACCGCGAGTGCCAGCGCTTAGTCGTCGGATTCTGCTTCGTCGGCAGCGCGTCAATGTAAGTTCCGCTGAGCTTCGTTATCTTGCGGTATTCGAGTAAGTCCGCGATTATTTCGAACTCACGGCCCAGCGGTTTGAGCGTCTTCTTCGCGTCCATATTCGGAATGTCGCGGCCGATTTCTTTCGAGAGAACCGCCTTCATCTGCGGCGTAGAATTGAGATTAAGCTCGCCGTCACCTTCGTGATGTTTCGCCAGGACTCCGATCAGCTTCGTGTGCAGCTCTTTGGCGCGAGCGCTCAGTTGCTCACCGTATTCTTTCGCGAAATCTAAGTCGAGGATATATCCGTTCGCCTCCAAGTCAACGATTACGTAAAGCAGCGGAACCTCAACCGTTTCGAAATATTCGAGCACGGTCGGCAGGGTATCGAAGTGCTTGCGCTGGAACTGATACATCCGCCAGGTCAGGTCGGTATCTTTTGCTGCGTATGCCAGCGCAATGTCGAGCGTAATTTCGTTAAATGGCGTCTTGCCGAATAGTTCCGCGAACGTATCCGACTCTACTCCGAGGTATTTCGGCGCTAAGTCCTTGAGGCGGAACGACTGCTCATTCTCGTTGAGTAGGTGCATCGCGATCATCGTATCCCACGTTACCCCGCGCAGATCCGAGCCGTGCCGCCGGAACATCGCGATATCAAATATTGCGTTATGCAGTACCTTGCCGATATCCGCGCTATACAGGAACCAGCGCAGTTCCGAAAGCACGTAATCTCGCGTTAGTTGTTCACCCTCATCGTGCGCAACCGGAATGTATACGTGCATTCCCTTTTCGGCTAACGGCGGAATACTTACGGAAGGCAACGTTAGCGAGATACCGACAATCACGTCGGTATAAACGTCAACTCCCGTAGTCTCCGTATCGACCGCAACTTCCGTTTCCTTGCGCAGTCTATCGTTGAGCCGCGCCAGTAGCCGCTCATTGTCGATGAGGAAGTAATTCGCCGGAGTCTTCGCGACCATGTTGCGTAATCTTTCCTCGCGGATTGAAACGCGCAAGTCCTCGTAAATCCGCATAGCTTCCGCCTTGCTGAAACGTTTACCGACGCTGGACGGGTGTCTGCCCGTCACACCCGTGTCCATTGCGTCTTTTACCACGATTAACTTTTCGCGATCGGCATCCGTATTCTTTAGCGCTAATATGCGAATCCAAGCATCCCCTATCGTTTCCTCCGCCGCCTTCTTACGTTTGGTGGCGCTGGCTATACGGTCAGCTACGTCTTCCGGCGCTTCGGCTGCGGTCGGACTACGTAGATTAAGCGTTAATTTAACGTCTATATCCGCTCACTCCTTTCGTTAGGCTTCGCGCTATGCTGCCGCCTGTTCCGTATCGAAGCGCTGTTCGACCGGAGTGATTAACGTTGCGGTCGCGCCATTTCTGAATGAAACGGCAAAGTACGCAGACCCATCGTAAATCGTGGCGCCCATCCTAACGCCAATCGCGCTACTTAAGTCGCCGCCATCCTCAACGGTCCCTACGCCTTTCTCCCCGTCAGTGCGCGTAAAGCTTACGATATCCCCGCGTTTAAACTCGCCGACCTTACGTCCGATTGCGTTCCATTTAGCGATTTCCTGCGCTTCCGCTACCCCTTCGGCGGTTGCTGGCGTTACACCGTCGAGTGCGAAGACGTCCGCAGGCGTTCCGTCAATATTCTTCGTAGAGTAGATATATCTACCTGCGCGATTATTGCTCGTGATAACTACGACGGAGCCGTATGATTCGTGACCGCTTTGCGTTACCTTCGCGTAGTCTCCCCCATTCAAACGTACAGGTTCCGCCGGCTTACGTTGCGCAAGGAACTCCGCTTCGGTTGCGGCTTCAAGCTCAGACTCGCGGAAGTATACCGGAGTTGTCGTTCCGTCCGCATATTCACCATCATATGGCGCTGAATTATCTACGCGGTCCTTCGTAATCTTAATGATCGCGCCGATTTTCGCAAGACCTGCGGCGTCTGCAATAATCTTTGCGTAATCTCCGACCGTCAGACGTTCAGGTTCCGCTTTAGCTTGCGCGTTGACCGGTTCAAGTACGACGTATTCACACCCGCCGGTTCCATACGTTCCGTCCACGAATCGGATAATATTATCTCGGACGACGGCGCGTTCATGGACTATGATAATGTCGCCCTCCTTAAAGGCAATCCCATTCTTCGTAATCTTGATACGCTCACCTATGACGGCCTTACGTTTGACTTCGCGGTATGTTGGAGCTGGTGATGCAATGGGCTCCAGTACGACGTATTCGCTCAGAAATACGAGTTTATAATCGCTGCCGCCCGCTGTAACACGTACATCTCCGTCGCCGTCTACGTTGTTAACAACGAACTCAGCGCCTTGTTCGTAGCTGAGTTCGCCACTATCGCGGTCAACGATCCGGATACGCTCGCCCTTCTCCGCCCAGCGCTTAACCTCGTGGTACTCTCCGCTTTCTACCGCCGGAGTTTCTACGCTTACCTTTTCGTATACGTCGAACACGTCGTCACACGTATCGTAATCATTACCTTCGTCGTCCTTAATATGCGGATCATCCGAAGAGTCAACGCGAGTTACTTCGTACGGAGTTCCCTGCGTAATGTCGTACTCTTCAAACGGTGCCGAGCATAGGATGATAACGTCACCTTCGCGGGCTGAGCGGTCGACTTTACGGTATTGTGCGTTGTCGAACGTGATTTCAGCGGCGGAGGGTAGTTCGGTGGTCACGGCGGATACCGGCGCGTAGACTTCGAACTCTTCCGGATATCCGTCGGAGTCCGCACGCCCATTCACGTCCCCCTCATCGTCAAGAAAATCCGCCGCACCATGCTTGCCGAATACTATCTCGTAGAAAGCGCCGGCCTCAACGTCCAAACTACTAACGAGCGCCTTAACGATATCGCCCGCCTGCGCCTTCCGGTCAACTTTGCGGAACTATACTCCGTCTACAGTTACGTTTACAGCCGGAATTACTACGTTTAATTTCGTCATTTATACGGGTCTCCTTCGTTGGGACTGTTCGCGAGGAACCTCCGCCCCACTTGCGTTTAATCTTGCGAATAATCCGTACTAGGCAGCGATAGATAACGGTACTTCTTCCGTATGAATATCACGGTTCAGCGCGAGAGGCAGTTCCACCCAACGCTCAGACGCTTTCGCCTCGCTACACCAGTACTCCCCAAGAAGACGATTCTCGAACATATACACGCGAGGCACTTCGCCCGCGATCACCCATACGCCAATAATGTAATCAGCGTCGGCTAGGTCGTAGATAGTTCCGTTGCCTTTCTTCGCGTAGACTACGAGGTCGCCGCCGCGATCCATACGTTGCCTAATCGTCTTCACTTGAATCCGCGCATAATATCCGCTTACGGGATCTTGCGCCAGGACATCGTATGCTTCATCTGTCTCCGATTGGTGTACAGTCCATCCGTTCGCCAATAACGCTAATCTTGCGGCGAGCTCCGAATACTTACCGACGATTTCTGAAATATGTGCCGTCTGAACCACGTCCTCTCTCGTTATAATCTTCGCCAGCCAGCGCAACCAACACGCAGACCGGCGGTTTATTACCGTTGTTACCTGACGCTAAGAGCTGCGTCCGTTCTAAAGTTGCTACGCACATGCTAGCGGACACCTCCGGAATATTCGTTTGAGATAACGCCGTAGACTCCGCATTAGAAGGGCAATTCCTCCTCCGTAATTTCAAGCGGTGTGTCGGCGTCGGCTGGCGGCGGAGTCTGCGTACTAGTTCCCGCGTTAGCCCCGATCGACAATCCGAGTCGTCCGATATCAAATCCCGCAATTACGAGATTCTTCGTTTGCTCGGCGTCATCGGCTACGTATAAGCACGTTTCGAAATCAGCTAAGTCGAACGGAGCCGCGCCGAGCTTAGCGAAGTTAGCGCGTTCTTCTTCGGTTAAATCGCGGTCCATTTTAACGATGGCGTTGAGCGAAACCGCTGCGCTCTGTCCGGAACCTTTCTTCGAAAGTTTAAACGCGATTACGTCAAGGTCGTCGATATTCTCTTCGATCACGGATTTAATGATCTTCTCTTGATTCGGAGATAAGTCGACTACGATATCCTTACCAGTCGTTAGGTCGTGGAATGCGCGTAGATAACGCTTTTTCCCTTTAAACAGGTAAGCTTCATCCTTAATCGGCTTTACCTCCGCCTCACTCGCGCCACTATCCATCGCGGCTTTAGCATCCGCGTACAGTAATTCGGACGCCTTGTCCCATACGCACGGATTACTTTGAACGAAGCCTTTTGCGTTACGTACTGGCGGATTCTTCGGAACGTGCGTGTTAACTTTCCCGAACATTCCATATCCATAATACTCCGCGACGTCGTTAATCGACTTTACGCCAACTTTATAAACCGCGCCAGATTTAAACGAAGTAATCGGGCTATCCTTTGCTCCTCCTTCGTTATTACCTGCGGCTACGGCTTCTGCTCCAACTTTTGTGAACATTGACATTAGTGCAACACTCCTTTAGGCTATTTTAGTGTTTCCACCGAAAAGTTCTTTTTCGGCCATACGTCTCGCTGATATCGCTTCCTCTTTGGAATCGAAGTAACCCAAATGTCTCAACTCATAGTTGTATCGAATATGGGCCTTCCATTTCAGCAAGCGCGCATTCCAGCAAACCCCAGAAAACCCACTTCTGTTTCTTCTGTTAACCCTGCAGTTCCTGGAATTATCCGCCTGTGTGCCAACGGAGAGTGCCCATCGGCAATTATCTAGAGTGTCGTGCATGAGATGGTCAACACTCCCTTTTCCTGTAGATAGGTCGAATAACCACCGGTGTAGTGCAATCGTGGTATATGTTCCGTCGGGTTTTCGATACTTACCTTTGACATAAAAACTAACCGTTTTACGGTTCCAGTTCGGAAACCAGGTCCCTTCATACTCCTGAGCACGAGGTAAGTCAGCAGTCGCTATCAAAGTTTCCATACTTCCGTATTTAGGACTGCTTAAAAAGATTGCGGTAGTGTCTCCCCGTATCTCATAAAAATTTTTCATGTGTTTCCTCCTTTGCGTAATCTGTACGGTTAAGGTTCCGCCAAACCTCGGACAATCGTGCGTCCGCAGCGCGGCATTAACGGTCACTTCCGCGTTAACACCGTGCGGCCGGCGCAGGAGAGCGCCTCACTTAATAGATGCGTAACCTTGCGCTAATGCCGTGAGCTCGCGTTTTTCCTTAATTAATACGTCGTTAATTTCGCGGATTCGCTGCTCAACTCCGTAGACCCGCGCACTAATCGCGTTACGGCGTGCTTCCGAGCGTGTCCGCGCTAAGGATAAACGAAGTGTTATAGACTCGCGCTCTAATGGTGTCCGCTCAATCAGCGCGTTCTCTTCCGCTAAGAGAATCGCGATCTCTTTTTTGCGTATCTCGCGCATAATCACGCCGCGAATCTCAACGGCTGCCGTAGCGCGAACCTCCGCTTCATAAACGGATTTAATTACGTTATCTAACGGAGCCGCGTAGAAAAGCGTTCCCTTTTCCGTGAACATGCGAGCCGGCGAGCCGTCTGCGTCAACGGTCGTACATACGAACTCGGCACGATCCATACGCTGATTAACCCAATTAACGACCGCGTTCTTATCGACTCCGTATCTATCGATGATGCGGCGCGTAGCATGTACGGAAACTTCCCATTTGACTGCGCTCATGCGATGACACGCCCCTTCATAATGTTACGGATATCGATATAATCCGCTGTATCTTCGTAGTTTTCGAAGCCTCCGTTATAGATGCGATCGACCAATCTGTTTGAAACGTGAGGATTGCGTGTATTTATATGAGTAACGTTTTTTATACGATTCATGGCGTTAACCTCCGGTTAATAAATAGTAGGCGCAGTTAAATAAGCGTTGACAACCGCAAATTTTTTGCGTAATATTGAAAACGTGAAGTATTGAATGGATATATTTAGGAAATCCTATACATAAGGTAACTAATACCACCGGAATATCTTTAAAATTTTGTGATATAATTAATACTGGAACGGACATCATGCCCGATAGCCCGTTCCGAAAATCATTTAAACGGCTAAGTATTCGCGGACGTCACCGAAGCGATTGGCGTCGTAACGGCGAGCAAGTCTGCGAAGCTTACGTTTAACTGTCTCATGGTGTATCCCAAGTGATCTTGCGATCTCCGTGGGCTTTGCGTCTAGCGGCGCGAACAAATATGCTTCGACGATTGTAGTCGTCGTGGTATCGGTCTTGGCGGACCGAGTAAGGGAATCGATCAGCTCCAACTGGTCGGTTCTTTTTTTACGTTGACGGAGTTCAACTGCCGTTTCTACAGGACGCTCATCACCGTCTCTTTCCATAACCTCCGAGTTTGGCGACTCGTTATCAATGGAAAGTTCGAAACGTTTCCGTCGGCGCTGCTCTGTCTTGAAATAATCTAACTGCGCTTCACGAAGTGCTTTCAGCAGTAGCGATCCAAAATTATCCGATGATTTGGCGATCACCTTAAGGATAACGGAATCCAGTAGCTCGTCCGCATCGTTGGCGTCGCCCATTCGGGAAAACACGATCCGACTGCGGTTAATCTGGCGGAACAGCACGCCCGCCTCTTTGTACATTTCGGAAAAGGCGCCGTCCGTGCCCTCCGCTAAATATGCAGCGGCGAGCTTATTCAATTTTTCAAAGTTCAATACTCAACAACTCCTCAAGAGATATTTATAATTTCAATGCTTGTCTGCCTTACATATATAAAGCCGACATGCTCAAATGCCCCGCACACTTTTACAAGAAAAATATGTTAGAATAATTAAGTTATCATTTCGCAAAGTATCGGAGGCGCTCATAAATGTACGTTGTCGGTGAATGCCGACTTCGGGCGCTGCTCAAAGAACGTAAACTATCGCAGGCTGAGCTTAGCCGCAGGACCGGATACTCCCGTTCGCAAATCGGTCATTGGATAAACGACCGGAAACGTGTGGGCGTTATGGGCCTCGACAAAGCGCGGACGATTGCGGAAGTTCTCGGTCTTGACTCCCCGTACGACTTGTACGAATGGGAAGAAGCTCCCGTTAAGGCAACGGACGATTAATATCGTTCGTACCGACGCAAAGTCGTCAAATTTGACGACAAACTACGTACACAAACGCACGCGAATCGCATCTATCCGTTTTGCTGCCTCGCATGCTTCTCTCGTTGCCTCAATCCCCGCCGCGTTAAAGTCCTTCGCGCTGTTCGGAATCTCTACGTTGTATAATCGCACGTACCCGCGCATTTTCTTTTCGATTTCCCACCGCAGCTTTTCCCCAGCGGCATCGTTGTCCCCCGCAATCAATAGTTCCTCGATCGGACTACACCGTAGTAGATTCGCTTTCTCTTCCGTAAACTCCGACCCGCCGACCGCTAAGCCGAACGTACCCGCCGTACTCGCCGTCATTGCGTCGATCTCAGCCTCACCGATGACTGCGCGTTTGATATTCCGCCGATAAGCGATGTCAATTCCGTATATCATCGACTTAACTGGCGCTCCACCTTTCGCGTACCAGAAGGCCTTGCCCCAAGTCGCACGGAATTTTGCGTTAAGAAACGTTCCGACCGGGCTTGTCCACGGCATAACTACGGCATTCTTCGCGACGTCATAGCCGCATCTGTAAAGCCGCTGTATAACTGGCGATATCCCTCGATTAGTTAGGTATGAAATTTCTCGTTGTATGTACGGGGACATATCGATCGGCTTACGTATGGCAGCTTGCGGTTCGGGCGCGTTTAATCGTATTCGTAGCGTCGGACGCTCGTCCACGTCGGCAACCGTTAACTCTTCAAACGCTTCCCGCAGCGTAATGTTGCGCAGAAAGCTGTAAAGCTTCAACGGACTTCCACGCGCCCACTCCGGATCAACCGCTCCCGCATCGTTCCAGACCCCGAAAGCTTCGTCATCCGGGTCGATAACAACCGAGAAAGATGGCGTGTTGTCTGCGCGCGATCCGAACGGTGAAGATGCGATTAAGCGACCACGTGCGTAAAGGAGATTGCGCCAGGGATAACGCTCGATTGCGGAAAGGAATAATTCGTGATTGATCGCGTTCATATATTCACCTCTGTTGTAAAATGAATAGCGCTTGTGTGGTCGGATTAATTAGCGGTGAACCGCATCGTTACGGGCTTTTGTAATCTCGAAAGCCGCGTCCTCAAGCAGTTTCATTGCGATGTCCGCCTTTGCTAAAGCAGCCGCTAAATAAGGAGGCAATTCTGCATCCGCATTAGCTTCTGTAATGGACGTTTTTAGTTTCTGCATATCGCCTCCGCTAACTACCTTCTGTATTAGAGGTGCCACCCGACTATAGACAGTCATCGCACCAAAGTAGACCGCTGTTTCTTCTGCAATTTGCATCGCTTCCTTGTCTCCCTGACTATAGTATAGTGGAGAATAGCCAGACGCGAGCAAAGCCGTGTCCGTTGGTAGTCCAATGGCTTTAGCTATCGCAATCACTGCTTCCTTTTTTGGGCGACTAGTTCCTCTCTCATAGTTTGATAGCTGTCCAGCGCTTATATTTACGATAGCGGATAACTCCCGCAAAGTTAGCCCAGCGCCTTCTCTAAATTCAGACATAATATTAGGGAATGTTAACATAAAGGAAAACCTCTCTTTCTTTTCATGCCCTAATATTACCGCCGTAGTTTAACTATGTCAATACATGTTTAATAATAATTAAACAAGACTAAAACCCACTAACAAACTGCTCAGCCTCTGCCGCCTTATCCGTCTCCATAACAAGACCCCAGTTCGGAAGGTAGACGAGCTCAATCGTAGCGTCCTCGCCGCCATTACGCCCCTTTCCGATGCCAATAACTCCGCGCCCTTCGTTATTTAGCGTGTCGACTCCGAATAAGTTCGTAGCGTCTTCGAGTATCGCCTTCGTTTTCTTAACGTCAGCGCGCTTAGGTAGGCGGATTTCCCTTACGCCGTCCTCGCCCTTCTCTTTCTCGTCCTCATCCGCCTGAGTAACGATGTGCATTACGACTTTCAAGCGGCCGGCCAACCTGCGGAGTTTTTTCGACGTTTCCGCCACGTCCCCGCCTGCTACCCTTGACGTGTTCGCTTCGAAATCCATTAGATACACGGGATCGACAACGACAATGTCCGCCTCAGTTTCGATTATGTCCGCTTCGAGCTGTGCGACTGTTCGCTCCGTGAAGCCTTCGCTGTCCGTTGCGCGTAGAAGTATCCGGCCCGGAATAATATCGTTTATTACTGCGCAGAACTGTTCAAGTCCGCGTTCGTACCCCTCGTCCAACTTTCCCATAAGCATCGCGCGATTATCGAAGCCAACCGTATAGTCGACGCCATCAATACGCTCAACTGTGCCACTTATCCGCGCACTGATCGACGAGTAGGCCCGCGCCATCCATTCGTATTTATTCATTTCGAGAATCCACGGAAGAACGGTTGCGCCCTGAAAAGCAGCTTCTAATACCGCGTCCTCCATTACAATAACGGATTTTCCGCGACCGGATCTCCCGTACCATGCGTACATATTTCCGCTAAAGTAGCCGCCGATCTGTTCGTTAATGGTTGCGAATTTACTCCGCCAAATCTTAAACGATGTTCCCGCCTTGCGTGCTCGATACTCCACTAGATATTCACCGGCATCCCCGGCAATATCTGTAAACCGTAGAACGTTCGTTCGTGTTTCTAGTTTAATCCGTTCGAGCTGTTTCGTCAATGATGCGACAAATTCTTCCGTGGTCTTTGTGTCGAAATCGCGCTGCATATTCGGATCACTTAGTAGCTTCGCTGTCGCACGTTTGCCCGCCGCATCCTTTAACTCCCGCGCTAAGTAATCGAATGAGTCCGTAACGCCGGGTATATATGCGCACACCTCGTCTGGAAATTCCGCTACGAAAGTCGATAGCGATGGCGCTACTCCGCCGTTATCTGCCGCGTACTTAACAACGAAGTCATGCGCGCGCTGTTCGCCTTCTGTGGCGTAGTCTGTTCGCTTAATGCCGAGCCGCGTTAACGCCAGGACATCGCCGGTGTCTACGATCTTAGATAGTAATTGCTGACCGTGCGCCGCCATAGGTACACCTCCTATTTTACTCTCGCTTAACCTAACACCCAACTCCCATATAAGACGATATTCATTCGACATAGTTGGGATTATTTATAAATTATTGGACGGCATTAGGAAATAATTAAGTACGTTAATGTATTCTCAGTGCGTTATCATAGCGCAATTTGTCGAATATAGCCGCGATTATCGCGTGATACCATGCGTTCTCCCGAAATCGCATCTTAACGCCTATTTACGCCGTTTTGCGCAGACCTCGCTTACTCTCGCCCACAAATTGTATCTCTGCGCACTGCTCGCGGATACGGTCCTGCAGCCGCTTATCGAATACCGCGATCAAATCCGACATGAGTACGTTACTCGTATAAACAGACGGTAGACCGTTCGCGGCCCGATGATTTATAACGCTGTGTAAATCACCGCGGAAACCATCGGAGGCATCACGTACGCCTATATCATCAAGGATCGCGAATGGTGCGCGCTTAACGGCTTGCATCCGGCGGTAGTATTCGCGCGATGCGGGTCCGGCTACATCTTCCGGAACTTTAGGACGCGTAAACTCCGTATATAATGTCTGCCACTCGTTGACATCAAGAAAATAAACCGGACATTCTAACGGCTGCTTTCCACGCTGGATACTGCCAATATAGTGTCGGATAATCCATTCGTTGCCTAATGCGGAAGCCGTCGTCGTCTTTCCTGTTCCCGGCCCTTCGCTATATAAGTACAGCGATTTAATACGTCCCACTTCCATATCACCGAATTGCCGCGCAAAAGTCCTGGCGTATGGCTCGATCACACTATAAGCGCGGTACTCCCCCGTCATACCTCGCGCAAGTGCTTCGCGTGCTGGCGAATTGGCGAGCGTAATACCTTTGTAGTCCGCAGGTATATTCGCTGCACCTACGCGTCCTCCGAGTCCATTTGCGCCGTGGCAAGCGATGAACGACGGACAGCGCGAGTTACACTTGGCGGTGTCGGCGAGCGTACATTGCGCGGATAGTATGCAGTTTTTAGCGTGCGTCAATTGCGTTCCTCCTTTACGCGATTCCTAGAATAACGTAGCCTTCCTTTACGTACGCTGGATCGCTTAGAATGTCCGTGATCTCGCGTATAGCCGTCCGCTCACCATACGTTTGAGTTTCCGGATCATATTCGTTAAGAGCAAGTTCATCACCTACGTTATAGTCGCGGTCATTCTTGCGTACTTCGAACGTCTTGCGGCGATCCCACACAGCGTCGAAATGCGGTTGTACGAGTTTTAATCCGTGGATCATTACGCGGCCTCCTTCTGTATTTACTTTATTTCAGATATAAACAACTGTCATTCAACAAATAGGGTTTGAAATTGTAGCTTGACAAGCCTATATTTAAGCTATTTTTAGCGCTTTTAGGCTTAAATCGAATAAAACGAGCTCTATCACAACCATATTTACCAAATAATGTGTCATATAATTAACTTCCTATTGCGTATTTTTACAAAAACTCCGCCAGCTCCTCCGCAGTCATCCCGCCATTTACTATCGCTTGTTCCTGCGCTGCCTTTACCCGTTCCTTACGTTGCCCGTTCGCAAGGACTTGCGGCATTATTCTCGGCAGCATATACGCTACTATAAATCCGGCGGTAAGCTGTGGATACTTCGGTGTTATGTGATGTTCCGCGAAGGCACGCTCGATCGTTTCGCGTAAAGCTGGCGCACCATACTCCGCTAATGAGCGCTTGAGTACGCCCTGCTCGAATTGCCAACCGCGCATCGGTACGTATTTTTCCACACCGAACTTCTCCGCGTTCATTTCGATAATCATCGTATGGCAGGTCAGCGTATTCCAATCCGCGAGAGGTAGATTACGCCAGTCTTTACGTTGTTCTGCGTTAATCCTCTTTGGCACAGCGCTCACCCTTTCCGTGGTACGTCCGAAATATATACGATCCCATTACTCTCTTCTACATCCTCGATGTCGCACTTAACGAAATCAACCGGCCACATCGCGACCTCCATATCTTGAGGCATTGTTTTCAGCATTTCGATTAGTTTATTTACCCTCACTTTCGACCACCTCCTCGTCTGCGAACGGATCTCCGCTTTCTTCCGTGTATTCCGGCAACACCCGTTTAAGCGTCGCAACAATGTGCGGAATCGGGTCGGACGTTGCGCGGATATGCGTGTCGATTTCGCGGAGAGATTCGTATAACGATCCTTCAAGCGTGAGTGTCCGACGCCAATCGTCCATTAGCGTTTTAAGGCGTTCATTCTCCACTAAGTACGACTCTCGCACCGCCTTATGTTGCGCCAGCTCAACGCTAAGATGAGCGCAGGAATCGCAATGGTCAATCGGCATCATCGTCGCCTGCATATCCGCGATTACATAGTAAAGGCGCTCATTCTCCGCAACAACCGGCGTGTAAACTTCGCAATAGAAGCAGAACGCGCCCTCTACGTGACATAGGCATGCGCTACTCATTACGCATACCCCCGATAATGTTGTACCGTAGCTTCGAGCGAGTCGCGTTGCATACGTAGGGATTCAACTTCCGCCTCTGCTGCGATCGCCCTCCGTAAAGCTTCCGGCCAACCTTCGCGCGCCTCTTTTACAAAAGCGCCGACTACGCTGTCTTTATTACAAAACGCCAGGTCAGCGCGTAAATCACGTTTAGTTTTTGTTGTCATCCGTTGACACCTCCGATTATATATTTGATGCGAACGAATAGGCGAACGTCAAATTCAGCGATTTAGCTCGATTACTCAAGTGCAAAAATTGGTAATTATTCGCTGTAACATAGGGAAGTCTAAGTAATTCTAAGTAATCGTAGGTAAACCGTAGTACACGGTAGTACAGCGATTTTCCAGCGGACAGAACGTGGCAAACTCTCGATATCCTCCGCATCCTTCGCCATTCTTACGTTTTCATTTCCGCCAATTCCGGCCGACACTCCGCGCACCACTCGTAGCCCGGAACAACTGGATTGAATCCGCAACGTGCGCAATCATCCACGTCAAGCCACGCCGCGACCTCCGGATTCTGGCGTGCTTCTGCGAGGAGACGCTCGAAGTCTGCGCCGAGTTCACGTGTCATTACCTCCGTTCTCCCTTCGTATAATGTTCGATAATATCATTAACCGTCTTCACTTACGCTGCCTCCTTATATAGTTATGGCGCGGGCCTACGAAATCACACGCTATACATCAACTTTTCCGCTCCATTTGCGCAAGGCTGCTACGCCTGGCCTACGGTCAACTACGCGATCGTGTGCGATGAATACACAGTCACGCGCTATTCTTACGAAATTGGGATTGGCGCAGTCATACACGCCCTTTCCGCTGATAAAGCGCCATTCATCTACGTGGCGGTAGCCGGGGAACTTACGCCGCTTAACGTAGACATCCACGGTCAACACGTAACGCAATCCGTAAACGTTCGTTTCGTTAAAGCGCACCCTATAACGGGTGCCGTCGTTTGTCGTTACGTCCACCTTCGTTTCCACCTCGCAATCCTCCTCCTATATAGTTATGGGAAAGCACGCTAGAATCACACGTTATTCCGCAATTTTCCCGTCCCACGCGTTGAATCGGTCGACTGCGGCCTGTCTACGCGCGGCTGCTTCCGCCTTCTCACGCGCTCTTATTGCACACACTCTTTGCCAGCTCTCATACCGCTTAAGCGCTAGATGCGCGAGCTTTACGTAATCCGGATTGCCTATGTTGAACTCGTTCGTTCCAGACGCATACCACGCACGGTCAACCTTGCGGAAGCCAAAGTATCGACGCTTAGCGTAAAGGTTGACAAACGCATAACAACCGCATGACTGTTCGCTTACGCGGATTTTTACGCGATACTCCGTTCCGTCCGGTGTAGTAACGGGAAACTTCGTGACTAATACGGCTGCGCTTTTATCTGCCATCGGCGATATCCTCCGTTAACTTCGCGATAAGTGCCGCGAGGCATAGCGCTTCCGGCGCGGTCGGGAGCTCCGCGTGAGTGTTAACGTCGTTCTTATGCAGACACACGTGATGCCATCCGACTGGTACCGCGCCAACCTTTACGGAGCCTGAACGTTCGCTTGTCGTATTGATCAACGGCTCATACCCCTTCACAAGCATCGCGGACCATACCGCCCATGCTGCGGAAATGTCCGTTGTATACTCGTCCATAACACGTCCAATTCCGAAATCGGATACGTAAGTTTCGCCGTTCTCGTGTTCTACGTTTAATCCGAACACAACTTCTGCAACCCACGCGTCCCTTTCCCGCGCGGAAAGCCCCGCCCACTTTGCGATAATCTCATCGCGATTCATATTCGCTCATCTCCCTCTATATAGTTATGGGACACGCCTGCAGAATCCCACGCTCACGTTATTTTTTCTTATCTTCAATCACCGTTGTACTTCCGTTCTCCTCGTACTTAACTAACTGCACGCGATCTACGCGGCCATTAAGGTAATATGTCTTGCGGAAGTACTCGTCCATCTTCTTGCGCGCCTGCTCCTCCGTTTTCCAGAACGTGCTTGACCTGTTACAGCACCAATGGTGAACGACCGCCTCATACGGTTTCTTCATGCGCTCGATGTGCGCCAGCCTCGCGCTAATCTCCGCAAGTTCCGTCTCAAGCGTTTCCTTCCGATCAGATAAACGCTGCTCTTCCGACATACTATCCGCTCCCTTATCGTTATATTAACGCCCTCTCCGCCGATCAGCGCCGACTCTACGGCTGATTTACGGCGGAAATAAAGCGATTTAAACGCTGCCCTTCCGCTAACACTCACGCAGCTGTATCCGCGCTAATTTCACGGCTAGAATCGCTATTTACACGTCACATTCTCCGCACAATGTCGTAACCCAATTATCCGGATTCTGCGCGTTCTGTTCGATATCTCCGGAGGGGTTACCGTTAATATCGTAACGGCTCACCTCATCTTCATACGCGAACACCTCTCCGCACTTATCGCACGTAAATTTCATTACGCTGCACCTCCTTTCGTAACAGTAACGTCCGGCCAGTACGGAATCTGCGAAGCTAACGTCGCCTCTATCGCAAATGTCTCCGTACGTAGCGCCGCCATAAACTCCGCAAGCGACGCCGTGTCTGCGCTGACTGCCGCCTTGAAGCGTACGTAATCGAGCGCCGCACGTAGACCTCCGGCGTTAACCGGATAATACGCCACGTCGTCCCATACCTCGCGTTTAGCTGGCGGTTCCGCGCCTTCAACGGGTTTATATCCGGGAGCCTGCGTAGGGTCTACGATGCGGCGACGTTTGATGACGAAGTTCTGAGCGGTGGCGTCCGATTGGATTGCGTAATCTGGCGTGAGCTGTGCGTTTAACATTAGGCTGCGCCTCCTTTTTCGTCGTTAATTCCGGGGATTACGATACGGAGCGCGTTAAGCACTCGCTGTACAGTCCGGGCAGCGAAAGCGTACTGGTACGGGTCTCCACCATACATTCCGTTCGCGATACGTTCGGACTCACGCAAACCTTCGTAAAGGACGACGACCGCTTCCTCCGGCTCAAGCTCACGCTCATATCCGAATACGAGGGCAGTCATGAAGTCGTCTACGTTTACTTGTGCATAATCCCGAATTGCCTGCGCGTCGTCCGTCCGACGCCCTATCCTTCCGTTTTCGCGGAAAGCAAGCAACGCTAACATATCGTTTGTGTACATGCGCAAGCGTAGCCCTTCAATTGCGTCCGCCACCTCACGCGGAATTGTTACCGGTTTAACTTCGCTCATTAGCGTTCACTCCTTCGATTTTTATGCCGAGCGCTTCTAATACGTAATCCACTCCGTTAATAAACCCCGCGTAAGAATCAAACGGGTCGTCCGCTAAGCCCGCGCTACTCTCGTAAGCCTCGCGTATCTTTTCGTGCGCTTCGTCTTCGTGTGGCGGTCCGTCAGCTGCTTCGTATGTCTGCGCAAATATCTCTGCCTTACACGGGTAGCGCTCGCCGGCAACTCCGGTAATAATCCAATCATCCGCGCTGATTTCGTGGAATCCTTCGAGCGTCTTAATCGCGGGAACTTTGCGGAATGGTAACGGTATGTGCGTTGATTTATCGTGATAGCCGACGAATCGGCTGTCGCGTAAGCCTCCGTCAATTGCGTAACATGCGTAGCCGTCTTCGAGTCCCGGCGTGTACTGGACTGCGTCGACAAGTACGGGTTTCTTGCGGAATTTCATAGCGTCATCTCCTTCGTTATACTGCGCGCCTAGGCGCTTATTTTTTCGTAGCGTTCGTAATTCTCGCGGACACGTAATACCGTTGCTCGAACGGATTGGCGCGACATGCCTAGCGCACGACCGACTTCTGATTGCGAATAGTCCGCCATCAACATGCGGATGATCTGCTTAGGCTGCGGCTTTAACCTCGCGAGGAAAGTGTCCGCGTCAAGGTACGTATAGTCGTCCGAATGGCCCCGTGTATCCTTTTCCGGCAGCGCATCCGTAGACTTAATCCGTATACAACGGAGAGCCTGGCGCGCTTTATCTGCGGTAATGCTGAGTTCCTGCGCTACAACCTCCGGCTGCTCGTCCGTTAAACCTGCGGCGTTTATCTGTTTAATAAGCGGATATAACCACTCCGGTATCTTAATGCCGGTAGTCGGCCGCCGGGATAGCGCGTTTGCGATCTCACCGTATATGTGCGGAAAAGCGAATGCGCCGAACGGTACAGCCGAATCGTTATAGCGGTCGTAAGCGTTAATGAGACCGATTGAACCTTCGCTGATTGCGTCCGCTAGTGGCGTTCGTGTAGTGGCGCACTGCGAGCGAAAATGGCGATTGACGACCGTATCGACTAGCGGCAAATTATCGGCAATGAAGTCGGCGCGTGATAGCGGACCGAGTAACGGGTTATCGGGAAATCTAGCGTTCATGAGCGTTGATACCTCCGTGTGTGAAATAGTGCAAATTCAATGCGCGATAAGGCCGGGAAATAAGTCGGCGGATAAAATAGGTGTTGACAATGGGCCGGCGTTGTGTTATTTTATAAATCTTTAAAGTACTTAAGATCTAAAGATTTAAGACCTTAAGATCTAGTTTATTAATCACTACCGTTCTTAATAAACTCCGTAACGGGTACAAATCGACCCTTATACGGAACATATAAAGGGAATACGCGCGGATTAACTTGTATTACACATATCTAACTGCGCGGATTTTAAAATATAAGAGATAAAACATGACCGATGCGCCCCGCCGCCGCGATCCTATCCGTACCCTCCGCTCGCCCTCCGTCATTCTTCCGTTAAATCACCGTTGA